CATTGTATCAAGCATTAACGGAATATTTTAAATACCCAACCAATGAAATTAAAAAATCAAATAAAATGGCCGCACCAATATTTCCATTCTCAGCTGAATTTACAATTGATGGTATTAATGGATTCAGATACGGTGATGCATTAACGTTTGTTTGTTTACCAACTACTTACCGAGTTAATACTTTGTTTAGTATTGCTACTATTACACAAACCGTTGGGTCTGATGGTCAATGGACTACTACGGTAAGGTGTATAATGAGAACTGATGTATCATGAGAATAAAATTATATTATACAACTGACGATATAACAAATAATTTATATACTAGCGGTGGTGAATTGATGTTGGAATCTAATCTGGAATATATTGGATTATATCATCGGTATACAACTGGTGAAATCTATACCGGAGCTATTTGGGACGCTAAGACATCTCAGAAATTAATAACATATCAAAAAATAAACAATAAACTGTCTGTTTATAATACTCTAAAATCCATTAATGTAAAATATCCAGCAGAGCCAATTACTAGCATAGTTTCAATAACTAGTAAAGATAAACAAGCAGGTTTTGTTACACGATATTTTATTAAAAAAACTAATGAATTTTTAATTATAGAAATTGATAGTAAACAATATGATATGTATCAGTCTAATAAATTTGATGTGCTATTATATACAAATATTCAATTAAATTGGACAATTACCGGTGAAGTTGCTGATACTACTGAAAATGGTGTTTTGATACGAGGAGTTCAAACAAAAAATAATTCAGTGATCCAGCAAGCAGAAAAGCAAATGCCTGGTATATCTACAATATTAACAGATCCATTACAATACTACTCTGACACTGATTTCGTAGTACCTCGAGATATCAACTCATAAACTTGGATATCTGAAATTATTTTCATATTATTATAATGTATGATAGTAGATACTGAGGATGACGTAAATGCTCTGTTTGATTATATACAAGACAAAAAAACTTTATTGGTACCCATATTAGCAGATCCGAACCTGCATGCATCTATTAACAAGCTGTCTTGTATTTATATTTACACAGAAGATGATATTGAGCGAATAGTACCTATCCGGCATACTGAACAAATAACTGGCTTTACCGAACATGTAAACCGATTTCTCGAATTAACAAATATCTTTGTATATGATAAGAAAGCATGGCTTCAAATTGGTGGAAATGATGCCGTATGGGATATTAAGACACTTTGGTGGTATACTTACGGCGAATCATATGATGAAACCCATTATTACACTGCAGCTCACACGTTTTATTGGCGCAGACACACCGCATTACCAAATGTTAACGGGTTGATCCCATTAATGCAGCATTTAGCAATGTGTCAGAAGATTAGAAAATATGCTTGGCCAATGTGTAAGAATTCAAAGTTAACGGATTCATATTTACAATTTAATTCAGTATATCCGGCAATATTTGCTGAGATAGAAAGGGCTGGTTTACATGTAACTGAAGATTTCCGAATGCCAGAATTGATTACCGATACACGAGTTTATAGCAATTACCATTATCATACAACAACCGGTCGTCCTAGTAATGCATATAGAGGATTCAATTATGCAGCAATGAACAAGGAAGATGGCACTCGTAACGCATTTTGTAGTCGGTTTGATAGTGGTGCATTAGTTGAAATGGATTTTGATGCATATCATGTTAGGCTGATTGCTCGATTGATTGGATACATGTTACCAACCGATTCAGTGCATGCATATTTTGGTAAATTTTATTTTGATACTGATGAGTTGACTACGGAACAATATGAGCAATCCAAGCAAATAACTTTCCGGTTGTTGTATGGTGGTATCGATACTGAATTTTTATCAATTCCATTTTTTAAACAAGTAAATGATTTTATATATGATTTATGGAGAACATGGAAAGCTAAAGGATATGTTAAAACTCCAATACTACAAAGAAAATTAAGTTCAGACACATTAAAGAATATGACAGCAAACAAATTGTTTAATTATTATTTACAAGCAGTGGAAACAGAGGTATCTGTACAGAAACTGCAGCAAGTACAAACATTATTAAAGACCTATGAAACGGTTATGATTTTATATACGTATGACAGTATTTTGATAGACCTTAAATTATCAGAAATAGAAATTATACGCGAACTACGATATTTATTAGAAAGTGGTGGATTTCCTGTAAAAATAAAATATGGTGTCACTTATAATAATATGCAAGAAATAAAAAAATGATAGGAATTTATAAAATTATATCACCAACAAATAAAATCTATATAGGGCAGTCAATCAATATTGAAAATCGCTGGTTGTCATATAAAAGAAACAATAATTTTTATTCTCAAACACGATTACGAAATTCAATTAAAAAATATGGAGTAGAAAATCATAAATTTATTATTTTAGAAGAATGTATAATTGATCAATTAAATGAACGTGAACGACATTATCAAGATTTATATGATGTATTAGGATTAAACGGACTAAATTGTAGATTAACAACTACGACATCAAAATCTGGTAAAAATTCTATAGAATCAAATCTTAAAAGAAGTTTATCTACTAAAGGAATACCAAAAGGCCCACGACCAGATGTATCGGTACGTAATAAAATTATACATGCCGGAAAAATAATATCCGAACAGCACAAAGAAGCGCTACGAGCTCGTAAAGGAACATGGAAACATTCCGCGGAATCTATAGAAAAAATACGAATTAAATTACAAAAACCTAAAACAGAAATTCAAAAATTAAATATGTCAAAAGCTTGGTTATATAAAAAAGATGTCATATGCCCACATTGTAAAAAAACGAGTAAAAATACAGCAAATATGTATAGATGGCATTTTGAAAATTGTAAAAATGCAATTAAATTAAATAAGTAAATAATTATAATAAAATGAAAACTATTACAATATGAACATAGATTCAATTTTAACCGAGTGGTGTTATCGATTACCAAAAGGGTATCCAACATCTACGCGTGATTATGAAGTATTATACAATGTACTTTTAGAAACATGTAACTGTACCGCGGAACAGGCTCGCAATATTGTAAACCGAGCAAAAGGCAATGTTACAGATTATATTAACGAAGGACTCAAAATTGGATCTATAGAAAATCAATTTTTGTCAAAAGCTGTCCGGGAAGCTGATAAGGAACAAGATTTAGCAAAATTTTTAAGTTTACTACCAGTTGCAGCTGAGTTACCTACTTTAAAAGTATTGAATAAGTTATCATATGACGAATCTCAACAATTTGCAACTTTATTATATTCAGAAACAACAGTTAGTGAAGAGCTTTTAAATACAATAAATTTTAAATCCGGAACTTACGGCCGATTATTTGAAATACATCCTGCCGGTTTTGGAAAAGGAGAAGTACTTTTAACAGCACTACTTCGAGATTCTTTTATACAAGGCGGTAAAATTGCATACGATTTAAATGTTAATGGCGCAAAATTTGAGGTAAAAGATTATAGTAATCCAAAAAAACCAAATTCATCAATTCGATTAGGGACAAAGGCAACTGTAACGAGATTTCGATATTGGGATGAAATTACTGCAACATTTCAAAGATTAGCACAATTGCGAGGCATAGATTCTGCTAAATTTGATTTAGATAAATTATTACCAGAACCATTATTAGAAGCAATACGATATTTAGACGATCGACGCCATGTTATTTTAGCTGGAAATCTTGGAATGAAAGATAAATATTATCTAGATATGTTTTATCGTGAAGCAAATAAGTTATCATCTGAAATTAAAGGTTATACTAATGTTATTTTAAGAGGACCAAATCAAGAACCAATTGAAATGTCAATTGAACCACTCGCTGATGCTAGCGGAGATGCATTTGTAATTCGACCAGTCCGGGATCAAAGTCAAAATTTAACATATGTTAATGCAGAATTACGAAGATTAAAATATGTTAGAAATCCATTAGAGTTAGATCTAGATATGGCAGAAGCTGTTGAATCTATTATTGCCGATGTAACATTCATAGTATTCCGACCTTTTCGAATAAATGTTACACAAGATCTGCGGTATGTTGTATCTGATTCTGGAAAGGTACGTATTATAGAAAAAACTGTCACTCCAGACGATACCGAAGTTGGTACTGAAGACGATGAAAACGATGAGGACATGAATTGAAAACACAACTACTTTGCACATTTGCACACCGAACCGATTTAAACATAATTACTGAATATATACAAACTAGTTACGAGATACCAGAATGCCGAATATTTGTATTTTCAAATGCAGAAGTGTCTGATAATTTATATTGCACATACAATGCATTAGCATCAGACCGTAGAGGCCAGAATACGATTAGTATACATCGCAAGAAAGAAACTAATACACTGTATACCGTCAATGCACTTAATGCAGTCATTCGTTCGGTAAATAATGGTATTGTTGACAAAACATATCAAGTGGATTGGCCACATTATCAAAATTCATTTATACTTACAGATGATTTAGGATTTCGAGTAATTGACCTCATTTTCTTTAAGAAAATCTCTTGGTCTTGATATTTATATATAAGGAAACATCATGATAAAATTAAAAAACATCTTAGCAGAAAATATGCGCAGATTCAAAATCAAGAATTTAAGCGAAGATACAGATCAAAACAACAACGGATTTCCGGATAAATCGGAAACAGATTGGTTTTCAACTTATTACATTTATTTAGGACATCTTCCAAACCCAGACTACACTAACATTCTTAAGACTCATCATGCGGACCGCATAAAAAAGGCATTTGAAGACGCGGGATTACGAGCAAAACTTGATCAAGGACGTTATTATGATGAACTAGAAATTGGAATTAAAAAAGAAGACGAAAAACAAATATTAGATACATTACGTAAAATTGGATATGCCCCTGATACTGTTGAAGACCTATATAGGCGCGCTGCTTGGAAGTTAGGTATGGGTGATAATACTACGCTAAATTAAGATAACCAAATAAACAAAAAAACTTAACAAATAACTTGGATTTACAGAATTAATTATCTATTATATAATTAATAAATAACATAAATTAATAACTTAACAAAAGGCAACAAATGGCTTTAAATTTAGACGCTATCAAGGCGAAGTTGAATCAGTTGAACAAATCTGATGACAAAAAACAAAATTTGTGGAAACCTGAAGCAGGTAAAACCAGAATTCGTATTGTACCGTATGTACACAGAAAAGAAAATCCGTTTTTGGAATTGTATTTTCATTACGACATTGCAAAGAGAGCAATGCTATCTCCAATCTCATTTGGTAATTCAGACCCAATTGTAGAATTTGCAGAAAAATTAAAAAAGACAGGCGATAAAGATGAATGGATCATGGGTCGTAAAATCGAACCTAAGATGCGAACATATGTTCCTGTTATTGTGCGAGGCAAAGAAGCTGAAGGCGTTAAGTTTTGGGGATTCGGAAAACAAATTTACACTGAACTTCTTTCAATCATTTCTGATGCTGATTATGGCGATATTACAGACTTAATGAATGGTCGTGATATTGATGTAGAATTTACTCCGGCAGAAGGACAAAACTTTCCTAAAACTGTGATTCGTGTTAAACCTAACACACAACCGGCAACTGATGATAAAGCAATTGCTGAAAAAATCATGAACCAACCTGTAATTACTGATATCTTTCCTGAACCATCATATGATGAATTAGAAAAAGCATTGGCTGAGTGGATGAATCCTGAAAATGAAGATGCAGACGTAGCTACACCATCAGCAACCACAACCACATCTAATGATGATGATGCCGACGAACCAGCAAAACCAGCAAAAGCATCAAAAGCAGTAGCTAGCAAAGTTGAGGATGTTGCATCTGCATTTAACGACTTATTTAATTAAGGCGTACAGATATGGCAAAGACTAAAAGTAAATCAGAACTGTCTGACAGTTTAGCAAACACCTTAGCAGATAGCATTAACAAGCAATTTAAAGGTCAAGCATTAAAAACAGCATTTTTTCTTGCCGGCGATAATGATGCACCGACACACGTAACGGAATTTATTTCGTCAGGATGTTCGATGTTAGATTTAGCAATTTCAAACCGACCGAACGGAGGATTCCCAGTAGGTCGGATTACTGAGATTACCGGATTAGAAGCATCAGGTAAATCATTGTTAGCAGCACACACATTAGCCGAAACACAGAAGCGAGGTGGGTTAGCAGTATATATTGATACAGAAGCAGCAACTAGTGCAGAGTTCCTGGAAGCAATTGGTGCTGACTTAAAAACTATGCTGTATGTGCCATTAGAAACAATTGAAGAAATATTTGAAACTATCGAAACAATCGTTGAGGGTGTTCGTAAATCAGATAAAGATCGATTAGTTACAATTGTAGTGGATTCGATTATGGGTGCATCAACTAAGATAGAGATGGCTGCTGAATATGATAAA